CTTCCTGATAGTTTGTTAAAATGGGGGATATAGCTGTTATATGATTTGTAACTAAAATAGATAGCTTACTTACCTCTTGCTTGACATCTGATAAGTCTAACCTTATGTGCGACATATGCTCACCACTTATCTTTACAAGTTCGTTTTGTTTTTCAAACTTGTCGTCTATTTTCTGAAAAGCTACAGAATCATCTTTGAAATGCTGTAGCATAGCATTGTAAATATCCAAGTTTGTAATTTTAATAGTTGTTTCGTCTTTCATACTACAATATCACATTAGCTAAAGTTACAGGAGTACACATACCTTTCTTTGTAAGTGCGTAATAGTATGCAAGGTTTATAAGCTCTGTACAGATAACTTGACTATCATCGTCAACTGTAAGAGGTACATTAAACAATCGGTTCAACATGACTGCTTTGATTTTAGAATAGTCGTACTTAGAATCTAGGTATGTGAGCATCTCATCTTTAGGTCGTACTTCGTATCCAACAGGTCGCACAATGATGTAGTTAGCCCACTCTTGCACCTTTGTGATATGTACACCGCACCCTGTGATGCTTTCTAGCATAAGATGTGTGTTGCCCTCTTTGCCTAAATACAATGCACCATGAGAATAGTTAAACTTTCTTTGCTGTCCTAGATTATCACCCCACACTTGAATACGAGATAGCACTCTTGTTGGTTCAAACAAGATGATGTCACCATATTGTGCTTGTGATAGGCTAGATATAATCATCTTACTTCTTCTTTTCCTCTTTTACTTCTGGTAGGTCATTAAAAAACTTTCTAACAACATTAAAATCTTTTGCTGAGATGTTTGTGTTGTAAATTGTTTGTAAAACTGCTTTGATTTGTTCTTGTGTGATTGTTTTCATAATTTTATTATAACACACTACTCTGTAATTTCTACTACTGTGTCAATAGCAGAATCAAGCTCTGTCTTTACTATATCTGCTTGGTCTTTCATGACTACTCCAAAGTAGTTATCCACAGCAGGTGCAATCAGATGTTTTAGTCTGTATGAGTAGTCTATTTCAAGAAAATACTTCATAAACGTGTTGTATAATACATCTGCATTTTCATCTTCTGCAAGTGCTTTCTTTTTCCAATCTTCATACCCTATGGTACTTGATATAAAAGGGATAAGACCTGTGTTTTGTTCTGATATTTGTAATGTTGTTGTGATTGTTATTATCATATGTTTTTATTATACTTGTGTTGCTTTTTCGTAAATTATACGTGTACCTGCATATATTGTAGCCACGTTTGATGTTACTGTTGCCCCTGATAATGTTATATTTCCTGCGTTTGCACCATTCACTACTGTAAACGTCATACGAAATGCAACTTGTACGCCAATACCTGTAGCAAAAGTTGTTCCAAGTGTATTGATTGCTGATATGAGTGACGGAACTGGCGCTCCTGCAAGTGTAGCCCCACCAAGATATGCTTCACCTTTTATAGTACACCCTGAAGGGGCATCTATGGCGAGCTTCATACCTGTAGCACTTGTTGCTTTTGAAGCAGTACCTTCAATAGTACATGTCCATACTTCGTTTGCACCAATCACAAAGTTTAAGTTTGTAGCTACTGCTGTTGTACTACTTGTCGTGAAGTTAGATGTTAATGTTTTTGAACTTCCTTGTACTCGTTGTGTCACAGCATCGTATACTGCGTTTTCAGTTGTAGCTTTTACCGAGCCATTCCATGCTACACCAAAAGCAGCGTTGTCTGGTATTTCTACGTTATCAGAGAATACAAACTTTGCTCCTGAACCTGTAGCGTTGAATGTGGTGATACCTGTTGAACCTACACTTATTTCTGCATAGTTTGATGCATCATATGAGAAACGAGATGTACCTTGTACATGAAATGTTTGTAGAGGGTCAACACGAACACCTAAACGACCACTACCATTGCGAGCGTAAAGAGCGTGACCATATGATTGGCTAGGAACTCGTAAGTCCATTCCGTGCGGATATCCATCACCAATAACTACTTGCGTATCTCCGACATAAAAGTACGTTCCAACATCACTAGAAATATTTATAAAGTTATTAGATGCACTAAACAAATCCAAAAATAAAGCAGAACCGTCACCTATACTGACTTGACCATATACATTCAGTAAACCAGTACCTATAGCTGTAGAGTTTCCTATAACCACTGCGTCATCAGATGCATCAACAAAAAGCAAATATGGTACTGTATCACCTCTCCATCTAAAATCTGTTGTTGCGTTTCCTTGAACATTACCCTCTATTCCAGTATCTGAAAGAGTTACATTTATAAAACCTAATCCGTCACGTAAGTTTATAAGAGATGTCTGACCACCGTCACCCATATCAAGTGTTGTAATACCTCCATCGTCAAATGTTACAAATGTATCTGATATATTGTTTACAGCGTTTGTGATTCCATACCCTGAAAGAGTAGTTGGTGTACTTGTTATTTTACTCCACGCAACATCATTGATTTTTGCGTTTGTAACAGCAAGGTTATCAATAGTCCATGTAGCACCACTAGCTGAAACTGTAATGTCTCCCTTATCTCCGTCTGCAACGCTCACACTTAAACCACCAGCTCCTAGAATAGAAGCCCCGTTGATTGTTTTGATGTTTGTACCTGATACAAGTGTCGCCTGCTTGCCTGCGAGGTCTGTAACAAGGTTAGTAACCTGACTTTCTGCGATTTGAATTGTTGTATTGCTTGCTCCGGTAATCAATCCCTTAGCGTTTACTGTGAATCCTGCAACTTGTGTAGCTGAACCAAAAGACCCTACGTTTGCGTTTACTGTTGCAAGTGTACCTGTGATTGCTGTGCTACCTGACCCTGTTATATCACCTGATAGTGTTATAGTTTGATTGCCTGTTAGGTATGTGTTTGTATCAATTGACAATGTTCCATCACCTCCAGAAGTCTTTACAAATCCGTTTGAAGTAAGGTTACTTAGCTTTGCAATATTCTGTGTTGTGTTGACGGTTATAGTGTTTACAGAACGTGTTAAACCAGTAGAAAAAGTCAACGCATTTTCTTTTGCGTTCCATGTTGATGCACTTGCGATGTATGAATCTGCAATAGCTGTACCTTGCCATACACCTGTTCCGATTGTTCCTAGTGTTGTGATTGATGATTGCCCTACATATGATGCAGATATATCAATAACGGGTGTAGCACCTCCAGTTGAAGTTATTCTGTTTGTAGTACCTGTAACTGATGTAACAGCACCTGCAAGTGATGTAAGGTATCCTGCATCGTTTGCAAATGCTGATACTGCTGTTGGGAATGTAGCTAGTGATAAATCACCTCTAAAGTATTGAGCTGTAGTACCTGTTGTTATTGTTGCCTGCTTTCCGTCAAGTTGTGTTTGTATGGCACTTGTAACCCCGTCTAAATACCCAAGCTCTGTACTTGAAACAGAACCTATAGATGTTGTACTAGGCAATACAACTGTACCTGTAAATGTTGGAGATGCGAGGTTTGCCTTGAGTACAAGTTGATCGTACAAGAGTTTAGCACTGGCATACTGTGTATCAGTAGATGCCCCTGAAATAGTTGTTACTTTATTTGCAACATCTTCGGGTACATAAGAAATGTTACCGTTTAATATGTTCCAGTTTGCTAACGTCTGTGCGGGCGTATCAACATTTGCAATAAGTGAGTCACCTATATTCACCACTACACCACCAAGTGTTCCTGCAACAGAAACAACCCACATATCTCCTTTCAATACTGCACCTGCTGAACCTGAACCTCCAGAAGAAGGGAATACGTTACTTGATGCATCATATCCACCTCGATAATCGAGAAGTCCTGCTACAAGGCCATCCACATAGGCTTTCACCGCATTTTGTGTTGGATATAGAGTGTCTGATGTTCCAAGAGATGTACTTGTAGACTTGTTCGCTACATCTTCTGCTGTATAACCGAGATTGTTTTGTTTTAATGCTAGAGCGTCATAGACTGCATTTTGAGATGGGGCTATTGTCGTTACTCCGTTACTGATTGAATCTGCAACCTTTGCATCTGCATATGTATTTGAAGTGGTGTTTGTTGCATTATCCCCTGTGTTTGTTCCTGATGTGTTACCGATAACAACGAGCTGTGCATCTGTCACGTATCGTCTGTCTGTACTGTCTGCAATATCTGCTGTGGTTGCATCTGCCCCCGCTGTCACCAATCCCTTTGAGTCATAGGTTATCTTTGTCTTTGTAGCACCTGTGATAGCTGTGTTTCCTGTGACTTTAGTCCCCAACAAAACATCCATTTCAGTTTCTGTGTAGTATCTACCATCGTGTGTGTGAAGAGTTGTGTTTGATCCACCTGTGAGGGCAGAAGCATTTCCGTCAGATATATTGTTTACCTCTGCCCCTGCTTCAATACCATCAAGCTTAGTTTCATCTGCTGTAGTAAATGATGCTGTGGTATTGTCTAGAACTGTACTGTGAGCTTGAACCGTTACGCCAATGTCTGATGCTTGCAATGCTGAATCAGCAAGGGCAAGAGAAGCTATTGTTGCACTGTTTAGACTTACTATAGGGTTAGCTGGGTCTGTAGCATCAACATCAATACCAGTACCTCCAACTACTGAATCAACTGTTCCACCGCCAGTAGATATTCCATCAAGGTTAATTGTCCATGAAGCATATGTTCCACTTCCTGTTTTATGTTGAATATCAACAACAAGTGAAGTGCCTGAATACGATACCACTGTTCCGTGCATGTGATTAGATGCATCGTATGCAATAATGACATCTTGTTGTGCTGTGTAGGTAAGGTTAGTATCTACTGTAAATGTAAGCGTACCTGTTGATACGATAGTGTGAGAGGTTGTTGAGGTTGTCTTGTAGCGGTCTGCAAGTGAAGAAACAACAGGGTTTAGTGGATCAGAACTGTTTACATGTATATTAGCACCGGCAACAATAGACTGAATACCACTACCGCTTCCGCTACCTCCTCCACCACCGCCACCAGTTGATGTCGAGATAAATGTCTGTACATACTTTTCAAGTCCTTTGATTGCTTTTGCATCTAGTCTATCTGAACCTTTATATGTTTCCCATATATCACGTATCTGTTTGGCAAGTTTCTTTACATCAATAGTCTTATCCTTTTTTATCTCTGATTGTAAAGCTTTAGACAATGCGTCTATCTCCCCCTTTAACACCTCGTATTTTGCCTTTATTATGGGCGTAGCGAGGTCTTTGACTGTAGAGTAATCTATCACACCATCTTCGCCTTTATCTCCCTTTAAATCGGCTTTTGTCGGTAATAGTCCACGAACAGATTCTACTATCCCTGATATGTCTGAATCGGTAAAATACTCTTTACCACGTTTAGGTATAAGAGGTGTTATAAGCTCAAGTAAGTGGTCATCAGTAGGAGAATCTCCTTTTTCTCCTTTATAATCGTTATCGTCTATTTCTAAGTCGTACTCTAATGTTGACTTTTTTTTTAGTTCTCCTGAAACTTCTTCAAGAGCTTTTCTGTTATCCTCTAAATCATTCCTGATACCTATCAAGAGTGGAGCGATTTCCTTTTTTATGATTTCTTTAATGTCTTTATCTTTCATTGCTTTAGTTTAATACAGGGTTTGTAGTACATCGACAATTTACATGAGTTGGAGGCTGTGTAACTCCTGCTGGAAACTCATCACCTATTGTTCTTATTTCTCCGTCATTCGCCATACACTCGTCAGATGTTCTATCATCTGTGATTGCTATCCACTCAACTTGCTCAATACCTGCCTGTTTATATGACTGTATGTTACCCTCGTTGATACTTGCAGAAACTTCAGTTCGAGCAATACGTTCAGTTCGATATGTTTCAGCCTCTGTATATACTTCACTTATACGTCTTTGAATGTCAGCAACACCCTCACCTGCTTCAAGAGCTTCTGTGATTGTCTTTGTAAGTGCTTCTGAAGTAGTGTCGTTTATAGTTGTCGCAAAGAACTTAGCTCTGTCTTTTATAAATCTCTCTGTAATAGTGTCAGCAACAAAGTTTCCTCCTGTTATACTGTCACCCATTTCAGCACCTTGTTCAAGATACTTTCTTATATTAGGTGTAATCAGTGATATACCAAGACTAACTGCATCTTCCATGTAGAACAATACATCTTCAATACCTTTCATTTTATACTCCTTTGGTTTAAGTCCATTGAACTCTTGTTCTGCATTTTTTAATACTTCTTTTTCTTGATCCTTGAAGTATTTTTGTACTTGAACTATTAAGTCTTTCTCGTTAGCATCAAATCGTTTTAGGTAAACCTCTTTATATACTTCCTTTTGTGCTTTAGAAGTTCTTCGTACTTCTTTTTCAACTTCTTTCTTTGGAAGTTTTGCTATGAAGTCGTTTATAACTTTCTCTGCACCCTTTGCGATAGGCTCTGCACTTTTTACAGGTTTACTTTTAGGTACAGTATCACGTACAACCTCGCTAAATGCCCCGTAAAACTCGTTTCCGTTATCACTTGGTATCAATCCCTCCTCAAGTCGTATATCGTTTGTTGTGAGCCATTTATTGTGTCCTAGAGCATACTCTTGTAGCTCTGCCATTCTGTCCTCAGGTGTAGGGTCTTCAAACTTAAACTTTAAGTTAGATCCGTACTCAGGTAATAGGTATTCATTAAGGACATTAACAAATCTTTTCATTAAAGGTTTGATAGTACGCTTTGCAAATACATAGTCTGATGCCTCTGCGTTTGCTCTGTTTACATCTTCTGTGATTCCTAATACTGACTTAGGTACACGAAAAGCTGTAAATATCTCATCTCGTGAGAATGTACGTTGTGCCACAAAATCCATGTCCTTTTGTGTCTTTGATGTTTCTGTCCATTTAAGCCCTCCCTCTGTTATGGCAATAGCTCCGTTCTTTGTTGAACCTCCGTTGTTCTGTGCCCATTGTTGTTTTATACGCTGATATTGTTCATTTGTGAGTGTTCCCTCTGTTGATAGTATTCCGTCAGGTTTAGCACTATTCTTAAAAAATGAATAGTTCCATGTTCGTGCTTCGTTATCTGTTTCAATAGCCCATAATGACGCTTGTATAATACCCATACCTTTATGAGGGTTAGGATATCCACCCACAGGGTTGAAGTTTTTGAAATGAAGTATCTCGTTTGGATTGAAAGGTATCTTGTCTTTACCATTTACGTATACGTATCCGTCAATAACAAGAGGGTTGTCTTTGTTTGGTACTATATGCATTTTGTCGGCTTGTAGTAAGTAAATCTGTTTGATTTTACCTGCTCCGTCTTTATCTCTTGCTAGATACCAATATGCGTTACCAGTTAGATCAAGAAAAGCTTGTGTACCAAAAAATAACTCATACTGTGTCATGTTAGGGTTAACATCTTCAAGCAAGTCTAATACTTCATGGTTTTCAATCTCCTTTTCACCACTGTATAGCTCAAGGTCTATACCAGCTAGTTCTTCTGCTCTAGCGTTTACACATGCAAAAACCCAGTTCTTATATTCCTTTAGGTATCCTGAATCGTTAGTTTGACCTGATATTGAAAATCTAGGCTGTGATACACTTGTACTCAATATAGGTAGCTTGATTTCTTTTTTGAATAGATTGTTGAAGAAGTCCATAGCAATATTATACCACACCTATTTTACAAGAAACGCAAGTTAGCTTGATTAGACTGTTTCATAATGTAACTGTATATTCCATAACGCATAGCACAGATAGCATCATCATTAACTCGTACAGGTTCATCTAATATCTTTCCGTCTGATGTAACTTTCCATGAATAACCTTTGTATTCTTTCAGTAGGTTTACACTCCTTTTTGTTACATATATCTTTTTACTCTTTAACGTATCGATTCCTTTTTTAACGTCTTTATCTGAACTGTCAGCGTTGTATCCTGCTTTTCTTATCTCCTCTATACGTGCCGGCTCAGCACTATCACAAAACATGTAATTATCTTTGTTTATAAATAAATCCTTAAAATCTTCTTCACTACGCTTAAACTCACTCTTAACCTTTTCTTTTTCTTCTTCTGTCATAGCTCCCCAACCTTTAAGCCGTAATGTAAGCTCCCAGTTAGTCCAGCCTGATGCATAGAATAATTCATCAACATAATAAGCATCATCATATTCTCGTATCTCTACAAGGGCTGTAGGGTGGTTAAAACCGAAGTCTAACCCATATATAGTTTCTCCTTGTTCCGGTAATTCATCACATAGCTCAAAGTGTGTAAATATACGAGCTGATGCAATACCCATAAGTCCTAGACCATAGATACGCCATAGGTTAGGGTCTGTATCTTTCAATCTCTCTATTTCTGCTATAGTTTCCTTACTATTGAAAGGGTTATCTCTATAGGTTGATTTAATAATATATACATCATCTCGTGTCTTTATCTTTTCCTCTATCCAGTGATACTCATCATGTGACGGGTTGTAGTCTAGGAATATCTGCTTAGTGGTACGCAAAGCCAGCTGTGTAAAGTCATTGTGGTTTAATTCGTTTGCTTCATTACAAAATAAATAATCCCGCTTTCTTCCTTTTACCTTTTCGAAGTCATCGACAGATATAAACTCAATTGTGTTTGTGCCTATAGTGTATGTTAAGTCTGACTTATTGTGATGTGCAGGATTGTATACTTCGTTTTTATTAAGAATATCTAGCCAATCTCTATATGCTGTAGCTTTCAAAGAGGGTAGTGTCTTTCTTACTACTGTGATAAGTATGTTCTTTTCCT